TGATGATGCAAAACTAAATATTATTTTTGATGAGATAGATACAAAACCTGAAGTTGGAGAATTTACCCAAGACGAAGTTGAGAAAGAAACAGTAGAAGAAGAAGAAGTTTAAGGCGACCATATTTCAGATCGCCTTAATTTTAAAGTTAATCTATTCTTTTCTTTTGCCAACTATTAGATTTTACTTTATACTTTTTCTCTATAACTTTTTGAATAGAGTGCCAAACATCACTTTCTAATTTTGTATCTGGTATTTTTGAAGTATCAGTAACAAGATAATCAACACAACCTCTCCTTTCAGTTATTTTAATAGTAATAGTTTTTTCATTTACTATTTCATTTGGAAAATCAAACATTAGTTTCATAGCCAAATCTAATGCTGGTGATTTACCATCTGATGGTGAAGCTAAATTATTTTTTTTGTTATTCATATATTTTACCTCCTTTCTTTTTTATTTACCCATTATACCACACGCACTTTTTTAGAATGCTCTAGAATCTAGCAAAGTGAATTATGGCAAAAAATAACTCGCATGGCAGTAAGAGAAAAAAAATGAAAAAAAAGCTTTTTTGAGTTTTTGAGTTTTTTATGATAGATAAAGTTTATGGCAGATATAACCCAAGAAATGACAGCTTATCGAATCAAGCAAATTGAATTTGCTGAAGCTGAATATTATGAACAACTTACAAAAGTTTTAGATAAGATAGAAGATGATGTAACTTCTTTAGCTGGAAAATCTTTACCCACAACAGATGGAAAGCTAATTGAGTTAAGAGCAGCAATAGCAATAAGACCACAAATCAAAGCTATCTTGGAAAGAGAATATCTAGCTTGGTCAGATACAGTTGTTAGAGAGGGTTTTAATAAACAAGCCAAAAGAGTTGAAAGAGCATTTAAAACAATAGGAAGAATACCAAAAGAATTTCAAGAATTAACTAAAGGCGATCTAGCTTTAATACAAAATTTAAAACAACAATACTTTACTCAATTCAAAGACATATCAAATACCTTTACAAGAACATTGGCAGATAAGGTTTATCAAAATACTTTATTAGGAAGTGAATTTACTGTTTTAGAAAAAGAATTAAGACAATCAATCAATGGAATATATGCAAGTTCAAAAGACCCTGAAATTAATAAATTAGTGAACTTTGTTAAAAAGAACAAAAACAGAAAATCAATGCAATCTAAAGTAGATAAAGCAGTTGCCAAATTACAATCCAAATTTGGTAGAGATCGTGCTGGGGAGAATATGAAAAGATATGCTGGACAGCTATTAAACGACTCATTAAGGGATTTTGATGCTACTTTAAACTTCAATAAAGCTAATGATGCTGGACTTACTTTTGTTAAATACTATGGAGATATTATTCCAACCACTAGAGAGATTTGCAGAAATCTTGTAAATGGAGTATATAACAAAAGGAAAGGTGGACTTTTCACAATTGATGAAGTCAGAAAACTTTGGACAAGTAGAAGTTGGTCAGGAAAAAAATCTGGCAATCCTTTAGTTGTTCGTGGTGGTTATAATTGTCGTCATCAATGGTCTTATGTCAATCCTGATTGGTATGACAGTAAAGGCGAACTAATAATATAAAAAAGGAGAAAAATATGTCCGAAGAACAAAAGGTAGTTGCACCTCAAACGCAACAAACAGAAGCACCAAAAGAAGAAGTAAAAGTAGAAACACCAAAGCAACAAACTTTTACACAAGAGCAACTAGACAACATTATTAAATCAAGACTAGAAGCTGAAAAAACAAAACATCAAAGACAGATAGATGAAGTTAAAAGGCAAGAAGAAGAAATAGCAAAAGAAAAACAAGTTCAAGAAGCAAAATCAAAAGCTGAACTTGAAAAGCTTATGAAACAGAGAATATCTGAAAAAGATACTGAAATTCTTAAATATAAAACTGAAATTAAGAAAGAAAGAATTGATAATTCAGTATTATCTGTTGCATCCAAGCATAAAGCTATATCGCCATCCCAAGTAGTATCTTTATTAAAAGATGATATTAAATTAAATGATGATGGGAGAGTTGAAATACTTGATAATAATTCAAATATTCGTTATAACTCTAAAGGAGAATTATTAACGATTGAAGAAAGAGTTAAGGAATTTTTAGATGCTAACCCACATTTCCGACAAGGGTCTTTAGCTGGTTCAGGAAGCCAGAGCAGCATCGAGGGTAAAACTGTAAAACCTTTCAATATTCAGGATTTAGATATGAGTAAGCCAGAAGATCGTGCTAAATATTCAGAGTATCGAAAAGAACGAGATTCAAAACCTACTCAAATTAATTTAACAAATAAATAATAAAGGACAAAAACAATGGCAAACGAAAGCACAAGTTCTACACTCTCGGAATTATATACTGAGATTGTAGCAGAAGCATTATTCGTAGCAAGTGAGAAATCAATTATGAGACCTCTTGTAAAGAATTATGCAATATCAGGTGGTGGAAAGTCAGTTGAAGTTCCAATCTATGCAGCAGTAAGTGCAGCAGCAGTATCGGAAGCATCTGATTTATCTAACACAGCAATCAATCCAACTTCTGTAACTATTACAGCATCAGAAAATGGAATAATGACTACTCTTACAGATTTAGCAAGAAACTCTGCACCAAGAAATGTTGCAGCAGATATTGGTAAATTATTTGGAGATGCGATTGCAAAAAAAATAGACCAAGACTTAACAGCATTATTTGATGGTTTTAGTACAGCAGTAGGTTCAGGCTCAACAGCTTTAACTGCTGCATTAGTATTTCAATCAATAGCAAATGTAAGAAATGCTGGAGTTTCAATGGATGGTGTATCAGCAGTTTTACACCCAATGGTAGCTTACGATCTTAAAGCAAATTTGACTAATACTTTTGCAAATGCAAATGGTAATGATTTAGCAAATGAAGCATTAAGAAATGGTTTTGTTGGAAGATTAGGTGGAGTTCCTATCTATGAAACAACAAATGTTTCTAATGATGGTACAGCTGGAGACTATAAACAAGGTGTATTCCACAGAGATGCATTAGGTTTGGCTATGATGCAAGACCTGAAAATCGAAACTCAAAGAGATGCTTCTCTTAGAGCTGATGAGATTGTAGCAACAGCAGTATATGGAGTTGGAGAATTAAACGACTCTTATGGTGTTGAATTACATTCTGATTCATCAATCCAATAATAATTGGATACTTTGTGAGGGTGGGAAACTGCCCTCACTTTTAATAAAGGAGAATTTATGGATATAAAATTAACAAATGGCAAAAAGACAATAACAAGATCAAAAGAGCAATACGAAGCTAATAAAAATCACTTTAAAATGAGAGGTTATACTCCTGTTGATGCAGTAAAAAAAGAAATTAAAAAATCTAAAATAAGTGATATTGTAGATAAAGTAGTACAATTAAAACCAAAAAAAAAGACAAGGAAAAAGAAATGAAAGAATTAAAAAAATATTGGAACATGGCAAAAGATAATCCTAAAGTAACTGCTGGTGTTATTATTGCTATTGTAATTATTATTAGTTTGGTAGGTTAATATGACAAACTTTACAGGTGCTAATGTTTGTGATGTTGTAGAAATAGAAACATATCAACCAGATGTTTTTAGTTTTGGTATTGCGTCAAACGATTCTAAAGTTTCATACTACATTACTCAAACAACAAACGATATTTTTAGACAGTTAAGGATTGAGTGGTGGCCTGTATATAAAACAAATGTATATACAGATATAACTGTTTTAAATACTGCTGAAATGGTTAATACAAAAGTTAATTTAGATCAGTTCACAAGAGCTGGTGTATATTTATTTTTATCAAGATATTTTTTACCATCATTAACTAAATTTAGACCTGAAGCAGATAAAGATAGATTTGAAAGAATGATTGAATTTTATACTGCACAATACAACAAAGAAATGCAAACTATTTTAGAAGATGGTGTTGAATACGATAGCGATGCTGGTGGAACAATCTCTACAAGTGAAAGAGAACCTTTGCATGGCTTACGAAGATTAAATAGGTAATGTCAATTAATCTTTCTATTAAAACAAATCAAAAACAAGTATCAAAAAACATTAAAAGATACCAAAGCTTCTTACCCAGAGTTTTTGACAAAGGATTAAAACAAGCTGGATTTCAATTATTAGATATTATTAGAACTTTAACTGAAAAAGGAATTGATTTTAGAAGAATGCCTTTTGCACCTTATTCAGAGGGATATATTAAAAGATTACAAAGAGAGGGAAAAAAAACTTCAGTAGATTTATTTTATTCTGGTCGTATGCTTGGAAGTCTTACTCCATCTTCAAGTATTAAAAAAACAGGTAAAGGCAAAATAAGTGTTGCTTTTAGTAATGCACAAATGCGTAAAAGAGCATTATTTAATCAAGTATTAAATGAACCAAAAAGAAAATTTTTTGGCTTTGATAATCGTACAGAAAAGATTATAAATAAAAGCTTTAATAGATTTGTAGCAAAAGAATTAAGACGAGCAAGAATATGAGTGTAAGAGAAAACATAGCAGCTAATATAAAAACAGTAATAGATGCCATCAGTTCTCCTGATGTCAAATTATGTACTAGACAACCTTTTGAATTAGAAGAATTATCACAACAACAATATCCAGCAGTAATAGTACAAACTTCAGAAGAAAATAGAGATGATTCTGAATTAGGAAGTGGTGCTAAAACAAGGCATGGAACTATTGATTTTGTAATATTAGGATTTGTAAAAGGTTCTGATACCAATATAGATACATTAAGAAATGCTTTAATTACAGCTATTGAAACTGCTTTAGAAAGTGATATTACTAGAGATTCCAATGCACTTGATACAGAAGTTATACAAGTGGAAACTGACGAGGGTACATTGTTCCCTGTTGGTGGAATTAGAATGGTTGTAAGATGTATGTATGAATATCAATCAGGAACTCCATAGGAGAAATAAATGGCAGATAAACTTATAGATAAAATACAAAAAAAAATAGATAAAATTGAACATTTACACGATAAAGAGTCTATGCTTTGTGAAGAAGTGAAAGACTTATTGGAAGAATTAAGAGAAGAAAAATCATTGGATTCAGAAGAAGAAGATTTTGACGAAACTGAAATAGAAGATGAAGAATTAGATGAAGATGATATTGACGAAGAAGAAGAAAAGTAATAAAAGGTAAAAATATGGCTAAAGACATTAAATTATATAAGGATGGGAATGAAATTACTATCAATGAAACTCAACTTGATAATTTTTTAGATTTAGGTTGGAAACAAGAAAAACAAGAAAAACAAACAAGTAAAAAGGAAAATAAAAAATGGCAACACATCACGGAAAAGAAGGAGTCGTAACTGCTGGTGGAACTGGTGTTGGGGAACTGACAGGTTTTACACTTGAAACTACTGCAGATGTTGTAGAAGATACAGCTTTAACAGATGCAACTAAATCATTTGTAGCTGGAAGAACATCATTTTCAGGAACTTTAGAAATGAATTATGATGAAACTGATTCTCCACAACAAACTTTAACAGTAGGAAGTTCTATATCTTTTGTTTTATTACCAGAGGGTAATTCTTCTGGAGATGAAAAATTTACAGGAACAGGTATTATTACAGGAATGTCAGTTAATAACTCTATGGATGCAATCATTTCAAGATCAGTTACTTTTCAAGGTACAGGAGCATTGACAAGAGCAACGGTATAATCCTAATTTATGTCAGTTATTGATAGAGTTAAAACACATTTTGAAACTCTTAAAACTATCACTATTGAGGTTGAGGAGTGGAAAGATGAACATGGTAATCCATCTGTTTTTTATTCAGAACCTTTAACACTTGAAGAAAAAAATATTATTTTTAAAAAATCAAATAACTTTCAAGACTTAAATGTTCTTGTAGATTTACTTATAATGAAACTCCAAGTCAAGAATGACAAAGGAGAAATGATTAAAGCATTTAGCTCAGAAGATAAATTTGCTTTAAGAAAAAAAGCAGATTCCAATGTTATTGCAACAGTAGCCAATAAAATCTTGCTAGACAC